CGTCCCTCGTCTCCGTGTCGATGGCGATGACTCCGGACCCTCTCAGGTCCGGAAGCACCTCGGGAACGCTCCAGTCTGTCGACGGAAGCATAAAGCTCATCGGAAGCTGGTCTGCCATCAGACCTCCGGAATGTATGCTTGAGCCTGACGACGACCGCGAGTGTAGGAGTTCATCGCCTTGGTCTCGGTGTCCTGAGCGACGTAGGCGGGTGTCGGCTCAGCCGCCTTCTCCAGACGCTGGCGAACGCGGTCGCCACTCAGCTTGGCGTATCCGGCAATGTCGTCCCAGTGCTCGGCAATGTCCGGATTGCCCGTCACGACCCGACCCATCTTGTGAGCGATCATGTGCAGGGTCTCCTTCTGGTCGGCGGCGAGGCCAGCGAACCGACGGTGCTTCGCCAGCACGGCCATGATCTCCTGCGTACAGTCGGCGTGTTCGGTATAGTCTCCGTGCGTCTTCGCGCGCTCGGCCAGAATTTCGTCGATGTTGGTCATCTCACTATGCCCCTCTCGATGTGGCTGTTGACTCTTGCTCTCTCGTCGTCGTTCGCGCAGAGTGAGAGCGCCGCCTCCGCAGTGCGGGAGACGATAGGTTGCGCGAGCGTGTTGCCCCTGAGGACCTCCTCGGTGCCAAACTCCCACATCTCCAGCAGATCGCAAATCTTGATGAAGCGTGCGGCGGTCTCGGTAATGTCGTCAGTGTCGTCACCGACGAGCTCGATGCGCTTCTCCCGCTCCACCCGATCGTGCGCCGCCTTGAGGTCGGGATTGTTGCGCTTCGACGGGAACGGCGCGTCCCCTGGACCGATCTCTCCGATGTCGTGGTACATGATGGCCCGCACCACGCGCACCGAAGGCAGACCGAAGATTGAGTCGTAGATGCGAAGAACGTGCAGCGTGTGCTCGGCGTTGTTCTGCTCGCGAATCACGGGCCAAGTGTGATACCTCTTGACCAGCGAAGCGAAGCGAATGCTCGCAGTTACGTCGATCATGCGAGCCTCCGATGCATCCACTCCAGGACCGCCCTGCGCCAGTCCAGCGCCGAGATGCCCTCCGCCACGCGCAGAGCCGTGACCCGCGATCCGAACTTCCACTCGTAGTGGGCGAGCCACATCTGTCGAGCGACGTAAAGGAACCACGAGTTGCTGTAGGAGTTGGGACGCTCCGGGTGCGTCATGAACTTGAAGAGGTCCGCGTCCCAGTCGCTCCAGTTCTCCCCGATGGAGTATGTGGTCGGATATGCCGCCAGTGGGTCCTGAGCGAACTTGGGGCGGACGCTCTCGTACAGATGCCAGTTGTTGCTGAGCTGATAGTACTTGCCGACCCGGACTCCGATCATCCCGGCCATGTACTCCTGGAGGAAGCTGAAGTGGACCGCGTTCGCTCCGTAGGCACCCCAGACGACGTCGTTGGAGCGGCAGGTCACGGTGATGTCCAGCGCCCCGTCCACGATGCGCGGATAGATGGCCGTGTTGCACGGAATGTCCCGAGCGATCTCGCCGCTGAGTGTGTAGTCCTCGCTGCACATATCCATCGCGCCGTCGAGCATCTGAATGACGACGCGGCGGTCCTTGGGATTGGCCCTCAGGCGAGTAACGACTGATCCGATCTGGTCGTAGCCGAACCAGTTCCGCCAGCGGTATCCGTAGGCACCCCAGATGCGTCCGGTCTCCGGCTCGGCGTAGCGACTGGAGAAGTCGGAGACGAAGCGGTCGAGCCACTTGCCGTCGTCGCTGCCCGAGATCATCCACAGGCACTCGAAGAAGTGGAAGAACGGATTGGCGTCGCGGTGGCGGTTGAACAGCACCCTCTGCGTCGGACGCTCGTAGACCGTCATCACGGGGAACGGCGCTGCGGTGACGTCTCCGTTGCGAGACTCCTCCGGAACTCCGAACTTACTCATCGCGATGACGGCCTTGTCGTAGGCGTCATTCACGTTCACTGCCTGGATGGTCAGCACGGCTTACCTCTTCTGTTGCTGAGTGTCGTTATCCCGCCGTAGTTCTTCTCTACGTACGACTGGGAGAACGTGTAGATGTCGTCGGCGAGGCGAGATGCCTCGACGTTCATTTGCTCGTGGGCGGGGTCGTCGGAAACCACGTCACGCATATATCGCACAAGAATATGGGCGCAGACAAGCATGTTGAGCGCGCAGATGTTGTGCTTCCGACCGACGAACTGCATCATGACGATCAGGTCATTGGCCGGAGCCATGACGTTCTGCTCGTTCTCGCAGTGGCAGGAGGGGTGGCTTCTCCTGATGTCGTCATCCACGCCCGAACGCCTTCTTCCAGAAGATGGTGACCTCGGTCCGCGTGCCGAACTGGCCTCCGGTCTTGTTGACCTTGGTGCGGAGCTTGACGAACGGATGGTGCAGCTCGGCCAGCTTGCGAGCGGCGTCCTCGTGCAGCTGATGCGTGCGATAGGTGCTGCATCCGCCCGGAGCGTTGGTCATCTTCTGGTCCTGGGACCACCATCCGACGTTGTAGTTCGGCAGACCCATGCGAAGCAGCTGAAGGTTGACGTCGAAGTCCTCCATGACGGGGACGCGCCCGTGCTGCGCTTTCAGGAAGTCCCGCGTCCGATAGCACAGAACGCGCAGAGTCCGGGTGTTCTCCTCGCCGAGCTCGCTCCACCGACCGACGCCCATGTTGTTGTTCCCCTGACGAGCGGAGATGCCGACGTGGGCGTGAGTGTCGAGCTTCTTCTCGACGCAGTCCCACATCATGTCGACGTCCTCGTCGGTACACTTCACGAGGCCCGTGGCGTCCACCGCCATCCTGCGAACGAACCGAACGTCGTCGTCGACCATAGCGAACTTACCCTCCCCGCTCTCCGCGCACTGTACGCCGATCCAGTGGCGGGTCGCAGCGATCCCGAGGGCGGGGGTGGAGACAATCTCTACCCCGTCGGACAGAAGTCCGGTCTTGCCGAGGGTCTGACGGTAGTCGTCGAACTGCGCGGGCGGGACAACGTACACCGTCCGGTCGCGAACTTCTCCTGAGAAGTCGGCCACGGGTCCGGCGAGAATGCTCGCGGCGTCGCTGCGTCCGGCGCTGGGAATGTAGATCTTCATGACGGCTTCCTCTCTATGTCTTCCTCGGAACACAGCGTCCCGAACTGCATCTCTCGCATGACGACGTCGCCAACGACAGCCGTCACTCTGTGCCAAACTCCGCAGGGGATCGTGAAGCTGCTGCCAGCCGATCCGAAGTGGACCTCGTCGCCAATCTCGACCCTGACCGTGCCGTCGGCGATGAACCAGACCTCGGACCTGTGACTGTGGCGCTGAAGGCTCGTGCTGCGTCCCTCGAAGATATACATCGACTTGAACACGCAGGTATCCGTTCTGAGGTGATCCGTGTAGGCACCCCACTGTCTCTCGATCATGCCGCCTCCTTGATGGGCCAGATGTAGTTGAGCTCGGGCTCCTCGGACCAACCGAACTGCGAGTACCACTCCGGAGCCTTGTGGAGCAGAGCAGCGCGGTGAGACGCGTGGAACTTTTCACATCCTAGCCAAGGAGGCATCACGATGTCAAGAAAATAAGGTGCCGTGGGGTCCAGCATCAGCGGCATGTTGTTCTCGAAGCCCCTGCGCGTCCACTCGCGGATGCAGGCGTCGGTGTACGCCATCAGGGCCGTGGTGTGACCGTCCCACATCTTGGTCGCGGGATGGTTGGACCAGCCGCCGCCGTTCTGCAGAGCGTTCTGGATCTGCCTGCCCTCCACGCGCTGCTTGCCGAGGCGCTTGTCGTCCAGACACATGGCTGACGCTACGAAGTTGGGGTGAGGAAGGAATGTCTGCACGTTTTCTCCTGAGAATTGTGTTCTACCAGTATAGCGGTTGAACGCGCTGCGGACTATTGCTCGCCCGTGTGTCTGCGCCACGCAAGCTCTATCTGGTCCTCCGGAGTCAGGTTCTCGCGGAACGCGCCCCTTATGCGGTTGACCTCGTCGGAGTTCTGCCGCGCCATGTACTCGATGAGCTCGAGCTGCTCCTTGGTCACCCACCATCTGGGCAGCGGAACGAATCCCGCTGCCCTGAGAGCCTGCGCTCCTCTGCTCTTGAGCTCGGAGCCGTTCGACATCAGTAGCTCGTGCAGCTGACCGTCGTGCCGATCATGGTGCAGCGGGTGGTGGACGAGATGCCGCCGCCCGACGTCGTGCAGGTGTAGGTCGAGCCGATCCAGTAGCAGTTCGTGGAGGTGTATGCCTGAGCCGAGGATGCCATCAGGGCGGCGACGACTGCAATCTTGAGTTTCTTCACGTCAGTTCTCCTTTGTTGAAGTCCTTCAGGGCGAAGTCTCGCACCACGCCCTTCTCAGTGTCGAGTGCTTGCAGAAGCCACTGCGGCTCCGGATGCCACTCGGTCGCACCGTACCACACCTTCAGCGGCACGATGCTTCGGCGCGAGGTCTCCCCGCGCCAATTCTTGTAGACTATCTCGAGAGGCCTCATACGTAGAGCCTCGGCGGCGTCGGTATCGGCAGGAAGTGCGGACGCCACATGTGAAGACAGTACGGATGGATGTTCACGTGCTCGCTCGGCGGAACGTGAAGCTGCATCGCAGTCTCGTCGTCGCGGAAGAACGCCCGCTTGACGCGCTCCATCTCGTCCCACGTCGGACACCGATCCGGTCTGCTCACAGAGACGTGATCCCACCCTCCCGCCCAAGCGGCGATGATGTTCAGACCGCGGAGTCGGAAGCACCCTCCGTTATTCGGGTCAGGCGGGGGGACGCCCGGTCCGAAGACGGCCATGTGCTGAATCTCGGAGAATGGTCTCATGGCGATATGCTTTTCTTTGCTTCGCTCTTGTTCCAGGCTGTCTTGATTTTGGGGTTGTTCAGCCATCCATCTTCTGCGCCCGCGAGAAAGCCTTCGCTGAATGCTTCCTTGACCAGCTTCCTCAGCGCCTCGATCAGGTCGTTGTCAGACATGGTCGTCTCCTTTCAGGGCGGCGACAGTAGCGCGGGCCATCAACGTGACCCTTTCAAGGTTTGCATCAAGATCGTCCGATATGAACTCCAACGTCTCAAGTGCTTTTACCAGCTTGGCTTCCAACTGGTCTGCGCGGCGCTTCTGGGCGTCAAGGTTCTCGCCAAGGTTGGCAATCTCGCTCTCCTGCGCTTTCGCATCTTTCACCAGCAGTTCAATGCGGTCGGCGGCGGCGTTTGCCATAGTCTCGCCCTGATACGGCCAGTCCCGCAGCCGTGCGATCAGTTCTTGGTCAGTCATGTTCTACTTCCCTCTGCGCGACCACATGGTAGTCGCCATTCTGTGTGTCGATCACGGTCACGATGCGGAAACCCTCTTGCGCCAAGTTTGTCACCATCAGGTGCAACTCATGGACGCCACGGGCGGTAAAAACTCCGGCTTCACTCTTCATTGTCGATCTCCCCTAGCGCACCGCTGGCAACGTCTTGGGCATGTGCAAACGCCAGTTCCCATTGAAGAGCGGTGACGCCGTGGATTTCACCGCCGCTGTGGACGTCGTTGCTCTCGATCTCGCGCAACGCCGCCTCCAGCCGTTCGGCGCGGGCGTTGATGCGGATGATGGTCTCGGCCTGTCTCTCGACGACCTCAACCTGCGCGCGATCCGCCTTCACCAGCGCCTCAATGCGGTCGGCGGCAAGCCAAGCAGAGCGGGTTCCAAGGTCGCGCAGCCGTGTGATCAGTTCTTCGTCGGTCATGGCTTGTCTCCCTTCAGGGCGGCGTCGAAGCCAGCCGAAGTTTCAGGACAGGGCTTCAGGTGGCGGGTTGCCTCACGATAGGCTCTCCCTGCCGCCTCCAGCCGCTCGGCGCGAATGCGATGGCTGGAGGCAAAAGCGCGTTCCCTGCCACACCTCACAATCCACTGATCCCTCTCCTTCACCAGAGCCTCAACCCGCTTTTCCAACACGTCGACGCTGTGCCTTGCGCTGTCCAACTGGTTGGTAGCTTCATCCCGCTCCTTCACCAGCGCCTCAATGCGGTCTGCGGCGAGGGGTGTGGGGGTATCAGCGTTCTCATATGTTGCTGCGAAGATGTCAGGCTTGCAGGGATAAAACTCGCCTTTCACGCCACGAATGATGAAATCGCCTACGTCTGCGTTCATCTTACCTTCAAGGGTAAAGATTTTCAGACCCTCACGCGCCACAAGTTCGGAGTACTGCTCCCACATCATTCCAGCATGATGGGTTCGGGTGTTGAGTGGACCGTCTGTAAAGCAGATTACGTCGCGCAGGTTTTTGCCTGTCCACTTGATTGCCTCAATCACAACGGGCCTTTTGCGGTATTGGGTGGGGGTGTCAGTCATTGGGCGTGTCCCCGAAGGGCGGCGCGAAGCTGGTACATCTCAGAGATGACGCTATCCAACGCCCTGATAACAGACCCCACCTCTGGCACCGACAGGGCCACCCCTTCCCTCACGGCGGGCAGGGCGGCGATGGCGTCTACCATTTGCTGCGCGGCCTTAAAGCCACCGCGACAAGCATCTCGCAGCCGTGCGATCAGTTCTTCGTCGGTCATCACACGGTCCTCACGTTGACGCCGTGGCGCACGGACAGTTCGGTTTCCTTGGTGTCGGCCTCCTGCTCTGCGGCATCGGCAACGGCGCTCAGGTACTCCTCCATCGTGAAAACGCCCTTCTTAATCAACAGCGCCACAAGGCCCGCCTGATCCGACTTCGACAGGTCGACCCCGGTGCGGAGGTCTTTGTATTGGTCTCGTGGGCGCTCCGGGTTGAAGGCGATTGCCGTCTGCACTCGGTGCGCCGCCTGCATGTAGCGTTCAGCGTCTTTCGCTCTCTGTCCGTGGTCAGTCACCGAGGAGTTCCTCCAGTCTGAGTCCGGTCACGCGCCGCGCGACGGGATTGTTGTACTCTCGGCACAGGCCGCTGGGATGCGGCAGACTGCACCACTCGTAACCCGCGCGCGAGCACCAAAGCGCCGCGCTCGAGGGCCGCTGCAAATTAAGCACCCCAAGCACCGCCCCACCCAACAAGACCACTCGACGGCCTTCCCAGCCGCTCTCGAGGGCCTCGTACTTGCGGCGGGCGGCAATGGGGTCCCATATGCGGCTGTCGCACAGGTTTACGAACTCCAGCGAGCGGCGGAACTCGGACCGCGAGACGCCGCAGACCTCGCTCACCATGCGCCAGAGATTCCAGCCCGCGCTGCCCCTCGGGTACGGAAGAAGTGCCGCCCTCGGGTCCTCCGAGAGCGGGTTGTTCATTCCGACTACGACCGCCCGCGTATCAGGCATCTGCGGGTGCTCCGACCACGGCGGACACCAGCTTGTTCAGCAGGAAGGTCTGCATCGCCCGCGTACAGTCGTCGAGCTTGTGGCGCTTGTGGAGCCACTCCTCGTAGAGCGTGACTGCGGCATAGCGGTCGCCCTGACGCAGCGCCTCGCGGCACACGAAGATCTGGTCGCGCTCCCTGTGGTACAGACCCATCACGTTCGGGCCGAGCGTCTCGGTGACCTGCACCTCGTACAAGTCGAGGTCGCACTCCATGTACTCCAGAATGGCGAATGCCTCGCGCAGCACGTTGGACTCGTCCGGGGTCGGGGTGTGCTCGGGCCAGCAGCCGTCGCGCTGGTCACCGCTCTCCACCATGCGACGGACGTTGTCGGAGACGTTCGCGTCGTTGCGGAAGCGCCGCGCCACGTTCATGAAGACCTCGGACGGTGCGGCACAGTACGTGAAGTTGAGGTTCTGGTCCCACGTGTCGGAGCCGCTGATCAGCGCGTGTGCGATGCGCTCGCTCTTGGTGGTGGGAATCTTGGTCTCGAGCAGGTACTCCAGCGCCCACATGCTCTTGAGAGTGCGGTCCTCGGTCAACTCGAGGTTGGCGGTCACGTTGTAGGTGAAGCAGCACTTCTCGGGCAGCTGAGCCACCCGCACCCCGCGATAGTACACGAACGAGCTCGGCTGCGGGTGAATCTCGACACCGTCCAGAACCTCCAGCGGCTTGCTCTGCAGGAAGATCTCACCGCGCACCGAGTAGACGCGCTCGACCTCTGGACCCTGGACCACGAACACGGTGTCGTCGGTGGTGGGCTTGTCGGTAATGACGCCACTCTCGTCGAGCGTGTTGGAGTGCAGCTCGCGATACGCCTGCCACACCTCCCAGTTCTTACCGAGGTCGGTGGTGAACGGAAGCGGCTCGTCGTTCATAAAGACCTGCCGGAAGGTCCGGCCGCGCACCTCGACGTCGCGAGTCGTGAAGGTGTAGGTCGTCCCGCCCGTAAAGAGCGAGATGTAGTGTCCGGTGCGGAGCAGCGTCGCGATTGCGAACTTGAGGCCCGTGCCGAAGTAGCCGATGGGCGTATCCGTCTCCTTGACGCTTACGCCCATGACCCGAATAACGGAGAGGTCGATGTGACCCCTGTTGGCGAAGTAGACTGGCATGTGGATGGTCTCCTGTGTTGCTGTAAGCCTACCATAGCGTAGGAACAGCCCCGTGGACCAGCCGTCACCGCGCCGACTGCGGTCCTCGCTCCTGATTCTGGTACTTGCCGACGTAGGGCGAGTCGGTCTCTCGGTCCAGCGCGTGGAACAGGATCTGGGCCACGGGCGTCCCCTCCGGAAGAGTCAGTACCTCGCGCTGATGGTTCGTCAGCTCGAGTGTCAGGTATCCGCACCATCCTGGCTCGATGACCGTATTCTGAACGGCGAGTCCCCTCCGCGCCCACGTGGACTTGTCGTGAACGATACCGACAACGTCCTTCGGCATCATGAAGTACTCGAGCGTCGAGGCCAGTACGAAGTCGCCCGGAAGGAGTACGACACCCTGATCAAGACGAACGTCGTACCCGCAGGCACTCACGCCGAAGGTGGTTCCGGTCGGCTCGTGCAGAGTCCGCTCGACGAACGGGGAGACGGGCTTGATGTAGCGCAGAGTCTGCGCGCTGAGGACGGTCACAGTCTGCTCTCCCGCATTGTCCGACGGAACTCTTCTCGGTCTCCGTGCCGAATCTTGCCACCAGCTACGATCTGCCACTTGTTCGCGCTCGGCCAGTACTGAGCCACGGCCCTCACGTTGCGATACACGTTCCAGTGACGCTCCGACATGATGCGGATGGTATATCCTCCCGCCTCCGCAGCCTCGACGAACTGCTGCCACTCCGACTGAGCAGCCTCCAGCGCGTCGAGCCTAGACTCTCTGCGGTGATCCTTCATCGCCTTGAACAGATCGATCATGTCACCCATGCGGATAGACTCCGCGCGGCCTGCCCTGTCCCAGACGAGCTCGCTCGTACTTGTCGAACTCGCAGAGGGTGTGCTCGACGTCGCGCATCTCCAGAGCGGGCCAGTAGGCGGGCCAGAGGTCGGGGTTGCGGGAGGTGTCGAGTACTGCTCGCATCTCGCAGACGAACAGGTGCTTCTTCTGCTTGCTGTCGAGAGGGCGACCGTAGAGTCGGTTCAGGCCGCGCATCGCTCCGGGACCGGGATTGGCCCACGACATGATGTCGGTCGCGTCGCGCAGAAGACAGGTCCAGCGCAGGTCGGTCACGAACTCGTAGCTGGTGAAGTCGGCGATGTGATTCACCTTGCGGAACTGATCCCACGCATGCTCCAGAGTCCGAACGCGGCGAATCTCATCGAGGAACTCGTCTCGACGGTTCCAGACCCACTGAATCATCTGCAGAACGCCAGTCAGCTTATCCATCCCGTTGGGGCTGTTGATGATGTACGCTCCGGTGCAATACGGACCCTTTCCGCAGAACGAGCGGATGGACGGTGCCATGCGGAACGCATCTCCGGACGTGATGAAGTCCTCGAAGGGCGTCAGGCCGTTGATAATCTTCTGGCAGAAGATGGCCTCTCCGGTGGTGTTCCGATTGAATAGACGGAAAACCACGGTCGCCATCATCGTGCGCAGATCGTCGTGATCGTATCTGTGGCGAGCGTTTCTGGCGAACCAGAGAGTCACGTTATCAAGCTCGCGATACACGTTCGTGAAGCGGAACTTGTGAAGGATCGGATCGTCGGTCCACGGTGCGGGGAGCTTCTGCTCAACCCGACGCAGATAGATCTTGTGACGCTCCTTGGCAAAGTCGAAGAATGGTCTCGGGTCCATCGTCAAACCTCGTCTCGTGTTATGAATGGTCCCCGTGCCTCTCGACACGGGGACCGCCTCCAGCAACAGAGGGTTTGCGCGGCGACCAAACCAGCGCACTTGAAACATAGCGCCGGAACAGTGTATCGCGCAAGCCCCAATTTACTCGGAGATTTCGATGAAGCCCTTGCGGACGTCCCAAGCGATGTCCTCGGTCTTCACGCCCTTCTCGATGGACGCGCCGATGGTCATGCCATCTTCGTACAGCGCGAAGCGATCGTGCGACGCCGAGCCAGCCCGCTTCGGGTTGTTCGTCGGGCCGTACTGGACGCCCTCGGCGTTCAGCAGCAGACGGATCTTGTGTTCGCGATTGTAGCGCTCGGCCTTCGGCTCCTTCGGAGCGGCGGTCTCGCCCTCGGCCTTCGCGGCCTTTGCCTTCTTCGCCTTCGGAGCTTCGGTCGCTTCGGTGGCGGCTTCGGTGGTCGGGGTGGTAGCTTCCATCTCTCTTGACTCCTTTATCGAGAGTTTGCGATCGCGAACGATCAGTTGAACGAGCTCTGCGGGGTCCGTCGGTGCAGGTCGTGCCTTCTCTGCGAGTGCGACCCAGACGTGCTGAGCATACTCGTCAACGCGACGAATGCGCTGAGAGTGGGTCGGTGCGCCCATGCAGGTTTGGATCGTATCAGCCAGATCTCCTCTGCCGATCCGACGCAGGATGCGCGGAATCTCAGCGAGAGTCAGTCTTGACGTGATCTTCTTAGGTCCGTCGATGATGCGGTCACCGTACTGAACCAGCGGATGACTGTCTGCGTCCGAGAAGTTACCGAACGCCCACAGTTCTCCGCGCCCATCGCGAGTGATTGCCACACATCCTGTCACTGTTGGTCCCCGTGTTGCCAGTATTTGAACAATAGCGGCTGAATTTCGTACGCGCAAGTAGAAACTACAACCGATAGTAGAGCTTTCCCTCCGGAGCGACGATACTGAGCTTCTGCTTGGCCCTCGTGGCTGCGACGTACCAGACCCGCGCCTCGTCCTCTGGATTCTGCTCGAACTCTCTGTGAGTGCGTGCGGCCATGTCTGTCAGGAGTACGACGTGGGTCGCCTCGCCGCCCTTGGAGCCGTGGATGGTGCTGAGTCTGACCCGAGGCTCGGAGCTGATCTTCTCGCCCTTGCGGAGCGCCTTGAGCATGTACGCTGCCTCGCGAGAGTCGATGCGATCGAGCGCGACGTGCCATATCTCGTCCCGAAGGAGACCTCCGTGCTCCCTGAGCCAGCGCATACTGACCTCGAGGTCCGGAGCGATGCCGGGAAGCTTCTTGAAGCCACGCTTGACGCCCGTCCCCGTACTCATCATCTCGTACACCGTGACGGCCTCCTGCGCCGTGATGTACTCTCCCTTGCGAAGACGCTCCCACAGACGGATGGCGTCCAGCGTGCCGCGCCGCACCGACGATCTGCCCTGCACCTCGTACAGAACGCCCTCCTGCTGTAGCAGAGGCTCGGCGTCCCGCAGACTGTATCCGTTGCGAGCCAGAATCAGCACGTCCTCTGACCAGAGGTCCACCTCCTCCAGATTCATGGGACGAAGAATCTGACCATCGCCCTCTCGCGGCATCCACGCCTTCGGTCGGCGATGCTTGACTCGACCTATTACCTCCTCGGCTATCGTCTGCACGTCGATGGGAACGCGCCACGACTTCTCGAGGACCCTGACTCGTCCGGGCATGTCCACGAAGTACTCCACGGCTGCTCCGGCCCATCGGTAGATGGCTTGGTCGTCGTCCCCCGCCACCACCACCCGCCGAGCGTTCATCGCGAGCTTGTCGACCACGCGCCACTGGAGCATCGACAAGTCCTGCGACTCGTCCACGAACAGAACCTCCAGAGGAGGAGCCCAAGAGTTGTCGACGAACATCTGGAGCATGTCGGTGTAGTCGACGAGGTACCTGTCCTTCTTGAACTGAGCCATGCCGCGACTGAGTCTGTCGACGAAGGACCAGCTCAGGTCGTCGCAGTTCTCGTCGTAAGCCGCGCGGAGCGGGAGGCAGCGCACTCGCGCTAGATTCTCCATGAACAGAGCTCGGTCGCCTGCGGTAAAGCCGAACAGGGTCGTGTCGTCCATGCGGCGATTGACAGTGAGCTCGGTGCCGATCCAGTCCCCGAACTCCAGCATCTTCTTGCCCTCGAAGACGTCGGAGTTACTGAGTCCGAGCGCCCGAAAGCACATGGAGTGGAGCGTGCGGAAGTACGGAAGGTCTCTCGCCTCGAGGCTGAACTTCTTGCAGGCTCGCTCGACGGCCTCGTGCGCGGCCCGCTTGGTGAAGCTGACGTAGCCGATTCGGTCCGGAGGAACGCCCCTCGAGAGCTCCTCGTCCACCAGATTGAGGAGCGTCGTGGTCTTGCCAGTTCCGGGCGGTCCTAGGATGATCTCAGGTGTCATGCTGCAAATGCCTCCTCGATTGACTGGATCAGTCCCGCCTCGCGCAGAAGCTCGATCACGAGCTCTCCGGCCCGCGTCAGCTCGTACCGTCCGGGCCACTCTGGGTTCGGTGCGTGGACGAGACCGCGGTCCTCGAGCCGACGACCCGTGTCGACCGACGTATCGCGCAGACCCACCAGCCGCAGGGACTGGACTCCGGTCGCGTGTCGCTTGTTCGCGACTGAGACGAGCATCACGATCATGCTCTTGGACATCGTCAGGTGGAACGCCACGCTCGTGACGTGATCTGCAAACTTGCTGTTCATGGTCGCCTCTTTCTCCTCTGGTTCTCTCGGTGCGTCACCATCTCGAGATGATCCGGATTGACGCATAGTCTGTTCTTGCACCTGTGGTCGATCTGCTTCTTGCCCGGAATATACCCGCTGACCAGCGTGTAGACAACACGATGAACGCAGACGGTGTGGCCGTCCAGGCTCATGCGCGGATAGCCGCCGCCCCGTCCATCTCCGGAGGTCGGACCGAGCCACGTCCAGCATCCGCACTCCTCCGCGCGAGTGCGAGAGAGTATTCGGTCCCATATCGACTGCGGTCTGTCCGACTGGATCAGATCGGGTCGCGCTTGCTCGCCGGGAGCGGTATCTGCGGGGTCGCCGTGAAGTTGTCCGAGACCCATACCACGTTCACCCCCTTGCTCTTGATGTTGAAGAAGTGCCTGCCACCGATCTCCTCGGTAATCACCTTGCCGACCGTGTTGCGGCCCCACGACTTGAAGCCCTCCTTCTCCAGGTGCTGCATGAGTGCAGTCAGCTTGAAGTAGTGCCGACCAGACTCTGGGTCCTGCCAAGGCTTGCCGAGGAATAGGTCCTCCTTGTTCTCTCCGCGATGCCGCGACATGCAGAAGTCCTCGAGCAGTTCCATGAAGTGACCGCGCACGCTCATCTCAGGCGCTGCCTCCAGGATTATGGCGCTCTCCATCGCGTCTCCAACGATGGTGGCCCACTCGTCGTTCTTCATGGGCATGTAGAAGACAGTCAGCTGCTCCATGCAGACGAGCTGGAACTCGCGATAGTTCTGGAGCTGACGGGTGTCGAGACTGATGCGCTGCTCCTCGATGTCGAGGAACCAGATCGGAGGATCGGTGTCCAGCTTCGTGAGGCCAGAGATCTGAGGATACGCGCCGCTGAGACCTACCCCGAACTTGCGCGTCCGACACAGACTCGCGTTGCAGTGTCCGCAGAGCGGCTGCTCCTTGCAGGAGTACCGATACTCCTTCTTCTCGATGTTCTTCTGGATCATGATCACCTCCTCGGACGTGAGGGGCGGTGTCATGAACATGTGATTGTACTTCTCGAGCATCTCCTTCCACTTGGAGCCGAACTTCTTCTTGCAGAAGATGCCGAGCGCGAACAGGCCGTTGTTCCGAGTACCCTCCGGGAAGCCCTGCGTGGTCAGGATCTCGAGGCACGGCGGACCGTCGCCCAACGTCTCGTCGACGGGCTTGGTGTCCTTCCGCTTGCGAGTCTGGAGGGCCGACAGTGGAACCCTCATGCTCTCTGCGCGGTCGAGGAACTCCTCCAGACTGTACGCAGCCATCGTCTTCTTGACGGCGTATCTCTCGGTGGAGTCTCCGCCGAGGTACGGCATGTTGAGCCAGTTGCCGAGGTCGCCCTGCTCCTCCAGGACCTTGTTCTGCTTGGGGAATATCTCGCAGTCGCCCCACCCGAGCTGAGCGGCCAGCTTCCTGACCTCGGCGCGAACGTCCTCGGCGGGGTACGGGGAGTCGAGAAACAGGTAGACGTGAGCTCCGCCCGACTTGGTGCGACAGACTGTGAGTGGAAGCTTCTGCTCCTCGAGCATCTTGGCTACCGCTGCGAGGTCAATGTCGTACCTGTCGACGTCGATGCAGGCCCAGAAGCACGATCCGTCGCCAGTGACTGGGATGATGCCGAGAGGACGAGTGCCGCTGAGGTGCTGGTCCCAGACCTCCTCGGTGACAGGAGATCGCACAGTTCTTGCGCTCTTCTTGATCTCCAGCTTTCCGCCCTTGGCGGCGTTGGAGGCAGTTGCTCCGTGGGTTCCGTGAGCGTCCGGATAGCCCTCAAAGAGACGCATCATGCGTCTTGCGTAATCTGTCATGCTGTCCTCTAAATGAGAGACGCCCCCGCAGTCAAGCGGAGGCGTCGTTGCTCAGGCTATCAGATCGGTGCATCCTCGGACATGTCTGCGGCGTCTGCGGCGTCGGCGTCAGCCCCCGCCTTGACTTCATTCTGTGCCACGGCCTTCGCGAAGGCGAAGCCATTCTCCAGAATGCTGCGGTCCTGAATCCACCCGTGGTCCTTGACCTTGTACTTGTACCACGACTGAGCGCCCTTCTGAGTGAAGACGGTGCTCAGCTCGTAGCTGCGGGTGAACGCAGGAGCCTTGACGTTCTTGCCGGGAATCGTGAACTGCTTCATCAGCGCAGTCCACTGGCGGCTGACCGAGTGGTTCGTGCCGGACATGGCGATCACGACCGGAATGGTCTGCTCGCCACGCAGGATGTTGCCGAAGTGATGACGGGTCTCCACGAGACGATTGTTCGTCTCGGGCATACGCCACTCCCTCTTGCCCTGCGCGTTGGTGATCTCCTCCGCAGCGACAGGGCGAGCCTCGTACGCATACTGAGCGACGGGCGCACCACCCTCCCCCGGCTCTCCGGTCCACTCCACCCACTCGTGGGTGAACCCGCAGGGCTGGAAGATCACAGGCTCGTCGAGAGGGAATGTCATCTGGAGCGACCGGATGATCATCATGCCCGCCTCGGCACCCTCGATGTGGCGCTCGTGCTTCTTCTTGACCTCGCCCGAGTTGTCCTGCAGAATGGACAGCACGGGGATGAGGCTGTCGTCAGCCTTCTCGGAGTAACCGAGAACATCCGAGCCGAGCATCTCGTCGCTCAGCATCGGCATGGCATATTCGTCCTTCACCGCAATATCGGTCATGGTGTCAGCGTTCCTTCTTTCTGACAATCTCGGCGACAGTTTCGTAGGTCGCGCCGATCACCTCCAGGTCGACCGGAGTCGACCCTTCCTCGAGCACCGACCGCACGAAGGCGGTCAGCGTATTCCACTGCACGGATGGCTCCATCTTGATACTTGCCTCGAGCTCCACCTCGGCCAGCATCTGACGAACCCGCTGCGCGATTGCGAGCATCTTGTCGTCGGACCCCTTGCCAGCGGAGACGACGAGCGTCTGCTTGATGAGGTCCTCGCCACCGATCTCCCGCAGGTGATCGAAGGCCCGCTGCTTCTTGTCGTCTTCCCACGACGAGCTGATGCTTGCGTGGCACTTCTGCTTGAGCTCCACGCGAACGCCATCGGACCCCGTCACGTCCACACCAATCTCGTTCATGAGATCGGGAAGCTCCTTGGTCTGCACGAGGTGACGACGGGTCTTCTTGTTCTTGAGCTGCTCCTCGAGCCGAGTCACCTCGGAGTCCAGGTCCACCAGCTCCTTGGCGAGCTTTGCCATCTCCTGCATCTTGCTGTCAGGAACAGCGGAAAGTCCGTCAGCAGCCCTCGCGAACTGCTCCAGTAGGTCGTTCATTGTAGTCTCCAGTGTTGCCGCAGAACACAACAGTAGCGGTGGACGGCCCATCAGCGCAAGTGGTCCCTATTATTTGCCCCTTTACGCGCGCGCGCCCATCACAGTTTTGTTGCGTCAATACGTCCAGTGTAACCAATAAACCAATAGTCTGCAAGCATAACCCCATGTAGAGCAACAGAAACAGGCTATTGATTGACTATTGAACGCGCAGTACGGGAGGAGCATTCTTAATAACTACACGAGCGCGGGGACGCGAGAAGAAGAAACTTTTTCCCTTACATGTGAGAGCGCATTACTGGCAGCGCGGCACCATAGCGCCACCCCCGCCCCCTGCGACCCCCGTCGAGCGCGTCAGAGGCATCAGCCAGCGACGCTGTGGGGGTTGCGGACCCCACCCTAGCCGCCGCCCGCCTTGGTCGTCTGGCGTCCTTCGCAGCCGCGTTTGCGTCCAGCCCGTTCGTGCGCTACAATGTGCCTCGGCAACAGTAGGAGAAGACTCATGGTCTACGAGTTCAAGACTCGACCATACGACCACCAGAAGCAGGCTCTTCGCGAGGCGCGGGGGCGGGAGGCGTTCGCCTTCCTGATGGAGATGGGGACGGGCAAGACCAAGGTCGCCGTCGACGAGATCGGGATTATGTTCGACGAGCAGAACATCGACGCTGCTCTGGTCGTGGCACCGAAGGGCGTGTACGCGAACTGGACCAAGATCGAGATTCCGAACCACATGCCGGACGATCTCGTCAAGAGCGCCGCAATCTACCTGTGGGACGGGATGGGAACGCAGCGGAGCAAGAACCTCGCTGAGCGGTGCCTGAGCCACCGTGGACTGAGCATACTCGTCATGAACACTGAGGCGTTCAGCTCGAGCAGCAAGGCCATCGCCTTCGCGAAGCAGTTCCTGAGTCGGCGCAAGGTCGCGATGTACATCGACGAGAGCACTCTCATCAAGAACCAGTCGTCGGCGCGGGCCAAGACTCTGACGAAGTTGGCTCCTCTCGCTCGCTTCAGGCGCATCATGACTGGATCCCCCGTCACCCGCAGTCCTCTCGACTTCTTCTCGCAGTTCCAGTTCCTCAAGCCCGGACTGCTCGGGACGTCGAACTGGTTCGCCTTCCGATCGAGGTACGCCATCCTGGAGCAGAAGGTGTTCGGAGGGCGCAGCATCCTGACGGTCTCCGGCTACCAGAATCTTCCTGACCTGACCGAGAGGGTCCGCAAGAACAGCTTCCGCGTGCTCAAGGAGGACTGCCTGGACCTGCCGCCGAAGGTGTTCGTGCGACGAGAGGTCGAGCTGTCGGAGGAGCAGGCCAGAGCATACTCTCAGATGCGAGACGAGGCATTCGCAGAGCTCGCCAACGATCAGTTCGCCAGCGCCACGGCGGTCATCACGCAGATCATGCGTCTGCATCAGATCGTGTGCGGTCACATCACCAACGCCGACGGAGACCTCGTCCGCATCCCGAGCAGGCGAATAGACGCGATGCTGGAGACCTGCGAGGAGCTCTCCGGCAAGACGATCGTGTGGGGCAAGTATCGCGAGGACATTCGCGCAATATGCGCCACCCTCCGAGACGTCTACGGAGACCAGTCCGTGGTCGAGTATCACGGCGGAACGGGGGCCGAGGACCGCGCCACCGCTGTCCAGAGGTTTCAGAATGATCCCACCTGCATCTTCTTCGTTGCGAATCAGGCGACCGGAGGCTACGGCATCACGCTGACTGCCGCGTCGAACGTGATCTACTACTCCAACGACTACGACCTCGAGAAGCGACTCCAGTCCGAGGACCGCGCCCACCGCTCGGGCCAGACCAAGAGCGTGACCTACGTCGACCTCGTTGCTCCCGGGACCGTGGACGACAAGATTATCGAGGCGCTCATCAACAAGAAGAACATCGCCGACCTAGTCACTGGCGACGGTGCGAGGGGCTGGTTCACCAACACTTGACCGATCGACCGAACTCATTGTGAGCGAGAATGGCCTCCGCGTCGCGGTCCGTGAGACCGTCGATGGACGACTCGTCGAGCCGAATGGGCTTCCATCCGGCGCAGAAGTTATCTTGACCAGTCGTCGCGCAGCCGCTCGCGAGCATCGCGATCAGCAGCAATGCGATTCTCGACCTCGTTGCGTGCGTCGTGCCTCTCAAGTGCTCTCTCCATGTCAGCGGAACGCGCCTTCGCCAGAGCGTTCTCGATCACGACAGACCTGAGTCGCAGCAGCCCCATCACGAAGGCCGCTGCGACCAGTAGCCAGATTCTCCAGTTCAGGCGCATCACCTGTCACCGTCCGCCCACCGACGAATGCGCTCGCGCATGATCCAGAGAGCGGCCAGAACCACCACCCCCGCCAGACCGATCGCGATGATCTGAGCATAGCCGTCGAGAGCACCGACCGCCGCGACCCCCGCACCCACGCCGGAAGCGATCTGAACGGCTGACGCCTGGACGGTCGAGGACTGCGCCGGACTGGTCCGAGGGGCGGGAGGTTCGTCTCCTGTTGCCCACTCCGACTCCGGATATGCCTCGCGGTCGAGCTCGAAGTGAGGACCGTCCTTGAAGGTCCGCCAGTCTCCGCCCCAATTGATTGCCACGCCCTCCGAAGCAGCAGCCGCCTTGACTGCGGGCGCGAGGCGATTGTAGAGAGGCCAGTCGAACGCGGCCTTGCCGTTCGGTCCGATGGGCAGAAGGTCGACCGCGTGTCCGGTGATGTGGCGACTGTTCATGGTCTTGGAGGCACCCTCGGCCACGAGCTGCCTCTGGCGCTCCTTGGTCCGCAGGCCCTCGATGACGACAAAGTCGAGAGGACTCTCCTGAAGAGCTCTGTCTATCACGCGACGCAGATCCGGATGGACGCCAGCGAGGTTCTTTAGACTCCTCGCACTGAACTTCCTTGTCATCACTGTCCCCCGCTGATTTTGATGATGTATGCACATCCCGCGCCGACTACGATCCAGATCAGCTTGTCCACCAGCTGATAGATGACACCGCGCTGGACGGTGACCTTTTCGACGGCGCTCATGCGGTCGGCAATCTTCGAGTGATTCTCGTCGTACTTGTCCATGCGCTTGAACAGAGTCACCATCCGCTCCTCCATCCGAGCCAGAAGCGTGATTGCCTCGGACATCTTATCGAGCTTATCTTCTATCCTCGACAGTCTCTCTTCGCTCACTTCTGCTCTCCCGTCAGGCGATGGAGTCTACAATCTCGATCGCGATGAACCCGTCAGACGGGAACGTCTCGATCTTTCCGTCCGAGTATGTGATCTCGAACTCTCCCTCATACGCTCCGACGGTGGCCGTGTTCGGCGCAGTCCAGCGATACTCGACGATGCCCGCCACCGAGACGACCACAGCGGCAGCGTCGATCAGAACAGAGGCTGATCCAGTCTGGCGCATATGGAAGCGAGCGCTCGCGCCCGTGAGGTTGATAGTTGTGCAGTCGTCGTATCTCAGAGTCGCGCGGAGGGCGGGGGACGTGTCACCCTTCTTGATGCTGAACGTCATGCAACCTCCGCGATGTTGCGCCTCGGCTTTACCTCGGCGGTGGATACTCTGATCTCAGTTCTGGCGCTGCGAGTCTGCCCTGAGATGACGACGACTGAGTTTTCGACGACCTGAACTCGACTAACGAATTCTGCGCTATACTCTACCGATCGTCCCTCTGAGTTTCTGAGCTCGTTGCCGAGCGTCTCGATTGCCGGAAGGTACGAGTCGCCGTAGATAGACATCCTACGACTAGCGACACCATACAGCAGCGGCGCACCGAGAGTAAAGCCCCCACGACCACTCGTAGACTTCGATCCGACGCCCGATGTTCTCAGACGAGGCATGGTCGACACACCCGCCGCGCTTATCACGCGCTCGCCCACACCCGAAGCACTCGCCCTACCGAGCAAGATGCTACCCGCAGCGAACACCTCGCGCTCACCTACGCCCGACGCCCGCACCTTCCCGAGCGACAAGACACCCGCAGCGGTCACGATTCTCTCTCCGACGCCCGACGACGTCACGCGACCGAGATTAACTCCCCCCGCCGCCTCGACCTCGCGCTCTCCGACACCAAGAGCCGAGATGCGCCCGAGTGTAACACTGGCCGAGCCGCGCACGACGCGCTCTGCCAGACCTTGAGCCTGCACCGACCCGAGAGTCGCGCTGCCGGACCCGCGCACGGTGCGCTCTGCCAGACCCTGCGCTCCGAGCCGAGGAAGCAGCGCACTGGACGAGCCGTTGATCTGGCGGAGCATATACCCGAGAGCGCGAGTGGCGGGGAGGGAGACGCTGCCGTCAGCCTCGATGACTCGAACACCTGCTCCGCTCGCGCTTATCTTCCCGAGAGTGATCGCACCCGCAGCGCCGATAGCCTTGTATCCGACGCCGGACGCCGAGACGCCGCCGAGGACCGCGGACCCAGAGCCGAAGAACAGGCGCTCGGCCAACCCACTCACCGACAGTTTTCCGAGGTCCGCGGACCCAGAGCCAGTGACGCTCCGCTCGCCAGAACCAGACGCGAGGAGTGCGGCCAGTGTAATCGCCGACGCGGACGTTACGATGCGCTCTCCGAGACCGGATGCCTGCGCCGCGCCGAGGGTCACAGCGCCCGAGCCACCTATGGACTTGACACCAGTGCCGGATGCACTCACGCCGCCGAGTGCCGCAGCACCGGAGCCAGTGAACAGCCTCGCCGCTGCACCTGATGCAGTGATAGCTGGCAGAATGTCGGAGCCGCTTGCAGTGATACCGCTCACGAGCGGATAGCGTATGATGACGATACCGTCACCGCCCTTTCCGGTCCCGACAGCCGCAGCGCCCGAAACCCAGCTCGTTCCTCCGGTCCCGCCTCCAGATCCGTCAGCGGCAGAGACTGAGCTTATGGTGGCTGCTCCACCGTTCGTTCCACCACCGACACCACCTGCTCCACTCGTACCCGTGTTGCGTCTGGCACCACCACCGCCTCCGGCAAAGGGAACCGAACCATCCGCGTAAATCTGGAACGAGAGGCCATCCCCGCCGTTCCCTGCGGAAACAGTCGTAGCTGTGCCTCCGACACCGCTCGCGCCACCTCCTCCACCTCCGAACCATTGCGAAGTATTGCCCGTGCCTCCGGCGAAGCCCTGACCAGCGATTCCTGTCCCCGGGAAGCTGGAGCTCGCGTTCGCGCCGCCACCGCCCCCAGAGCCGCCATTCAGGCCTGTGGTGTTCGTACCTCCTCGGCCCTTACCGCCTCCTGTGGCAGTCAGGCCGTTGAATGTGGTGTTCGTTCCGCGGTTTCCTCCGAGTGTGTTCTGGGCAGCAGTCAGGCCAGCGCCTCCGACACCGATAGCGATCGGATAACTCCCGGACGCGAGTGTGATTGGTGACCCAAAATTACTCAGGAGTCCGCCCGCGCCGCCACCGCCGCCGCCGATGTCTCGACCTCCGGAGCCTCCTCCGGCGACCATGATATATTCCACGTTACTGATGGAAATAGCAACAGTGAACGTCGCGTCGTCGACGAAGACGTGATATCTATAGGTCGTCGCACCGATTGTCTCGTCGAATGTGTTGTTCACCGTGGTGATGTCTACGGGATACCGAATCATGACGACACCGTCGCCACCCTTCCCGGAAACTGTGCTCGCACCGCCGCCAGCAGAGTATGTGCTGCTGACAGCTCCTCCACCCCCACCTAGTCCGTCAGTTCCGGCGTTCCCAGCGCCGCTTATCTTGCCAGCGCCACCGCCGCCAGAGCCGCCAGCGCCAACAGTGCCGCCACCACCAGTCGCACCGCCGCCTCCGCCATAAATTGTGGGAGTCCCGGTTATCGTTGACAGGACGCCGTTGCCCCCAGTCCGCACAGAAGCTGTGGTAGATGCACCCCCACCCCCACCCCCGGAGTGGTTGGTGGTTGAGAAGAAGGTGCCCGCCGCACCAGCGTTCCCTTGACCAGATACTCCTGTTCCTGCGATGCGATTAGAGGCACCCGAACTACCACCACCTCCGCCCCCGGAGCCACCGTTTCTTCCGGGTGCGCTGGGACTTCCGCCACCACCTCCGCCAGTTGCAGACAGTCCGTTGAACGTCGATGCAGTGCCGTCGTTGCCCTGATTCGTAGCCGCAGCACCACCGACACCGATAACGACTGGATATGATCCAGCTGTGAGCGTAATCGGAGACCCGGAGTTGCTTAGAACACCACCAGCACCGCCACCACCAGCAGACGTAGCCGGACCAGACGTCCCAGCGTTCACCCCCGTACTGCGCCCGCCCGATCCACCGCCCGCGACTAGCAGATACTCGATGTCTGAACCACCCTCAGTTACCGAGAGCGTTCCATCTCCGGAAAACCTGTGAAGTCTCCACAGCTTTCCGCTGTCCCACAGATAGCTGACAGTTCCTCCGGAGGCTTTCGTCATGCGATGACCTCAGGCGGGGGGACGAAGCCGCCCTCCGGTGTCCAGAGCCATCCGATTGCAGGATACTCAGCCATGTCAGGAACCTCCACCCACAGTCCGGGGTAGAGGTCGGGATTCTCGTCGATGCGCTCGCGCGTCACTCGACGAATGTCGGTGACCACACCATCAGTCACCTGAGCGAAGTAGCCAGTCGACATCAGTCACCTCACGAGGCGGGCATGGTCACGGTAAACGACGAGACGGAAATGGTGTCGCCAGCGCCGATGCTCAGCGAAGACAGGTTGAGATCGGACCCAGACGTTCCGACGTCACCGCGCAGAACCTCGACGTTGTTCCGATTGCGGAACATGAACTTGGCGGCGGTGCCTCCGGTCGCGTTGGTATCGTTCGCGATTGCGTTTGCCGTGGCAACGCCCGTCGACGCAGAGCCAAACGCCGGATTCGAGAAGGCCAGAAGCGCCACCTGAGCGTCGGCGGACGTCATGATGACGAGGTCGCCGTTGGCGTCCGTGGTTCCAACGTCGATCAGGTCGACGACTGCATCGCACGCGGCATTCCGCGCGGTCGTGGTGAGTGTAACGGTCATGCGGTGATCTCCAGTTTGATGACTCCGTGAAGCGGAACGTCAATTCGGTCAGGAAGTTTGAAGTAGTCGGGGCCATCGTATATCTCGGACACGGCCACAAGGGGATCCACGGCGCGATATCCGTCTGCCAGCTTCTCCAGACGCTTGATGCCCTGCGCGTCCCGAGCCATAGGTCCGGACCAGATTCCGAGGTCGACTCGCTCCTGAGGAGTGAGCATGGCGACAATGGCCGGATGCAGATTGCTCGGATCGTCTATCTTCGGACGACCGTCCCTGTCACGAACCAGACCGAACCCAACCTTTGCCGACATGACTCATCCTCGCGATTTTGTGCATGGTAGCACGGACCGTGTCCCGAGGCAACTGGAGTTAACTCGGAGGGACAGGCCAGACGGGATACCGAGGATCAGGGGTGTGCTCAGGAAGATCTCGCAATTCTTGACGATACGCGGCCCAAGCTGTGCGATCCACGGGTGCGTCAGGAACCTGCGTCCAGTCGCAGGCGTAGAGTCGTCTGGAGCGCTCGTCTCTGAACACAATCTCCGCCGCATCGATCTCCTGCGCCGTAATCTCTGCCTCTGTCTTACTGACCGCAGCGCCGTTCACGACCTTATGCGTCGTGGAGTCGAAAGCTCCGTCCACCCACCCGTAGTCTGGCTCGTCGGGAAACACGACAGCCCCCTCGGTTCCAGACTGAGTGAAGACAATTTCCCCGGTGTCGATTCTGTATCTTGTCTTAGTGATCATCGCTTTGATTGCAATCCAAAGAGTGTCATGTTGCTCGCGACCTGATTGTTGAACGAAGTCACGACAACGAGTGCAATGACGTTCGTTCCGTCTACACCCGTTCCGGTGGCGAGCAGAGTGATCGGAGTGTAGTCGAGGTTAGAAGAACTTCCCAGAATCGCAACACCGTTGAGATACATATACACGCTGACGTAATAGTCATTTCCACTGGAACTTCTGCTCCCCTTGTACATTCCATAGCTACCGATAATGATCGGCTGCCCCGCGATACCACTCATGTACAGAGTGATGTATGTAATCGTAGACGCAGATCCGATCAGACCTCCGGCAGCAGAGCCACTGACTGCGACAGTCGCAGCATTGTAAGATATCTTCTGAGTTCCGACGGTAAGATCAGCAATCTTGGCGCTGTCGACCTCCAGATTGCCTATCTTGGCATTGGTGATAGCAGCGTCCTGAATCTTAGCTGCCGTGACCGCCGCATTCCCGATCTTCGCGTTAGTGATTAGAGCGTCGCCAATCTGAGCCGAGCTGGTGATGATGCCACTCGTCGCAAGCAGACCACCAGTGATCGTATTCGCGACGATTCGGTCGCCCGTGATGGTGGCGGCAGCAATCTCGGCCGCAGTCACGGCATTGGCTGCAATCTTCGGAGTAGTGATCGCGTCATTCGCAATCTTCGTCTCAGTGATTGATCCATCTGCGACGTTAGCGACTACGAGAGTCCATGCCGTTCCTGTCCACTGATACAGCTTTCCGTCAGTCCTGTTGTAGATCTTCTCCCCGACGAAGCCGCCGGAGCCTGGAATGGATGTCACGTCCTTGATTGCGTACAGACCCTGCGCCGTGAAGAGACTGTAGATCCCGTTGGAGAAGTCATCATTGTCGATGAACGCAGTAGTCGCACTCACGACAGCCGTGAATGCGGACACGTTTCCGGACGTATCGACAGACTTGAGCCAGTAATACTTCGTGACGCTTGGATCGAGATTACTGCGAACGAAGTTAGACCCGAATGACGACGAAATCTGAGTAGCAGTTCCGGAGTTGTTCGACGAGTTCTCCCAGACCTGAATGTAGGAGAAATCTGCGTCTGCCGGATTGGTCCAGCGCAGCGTGATGTATCCGAATGCTCCGGTCGCGCTGATTCCAGTCGGAAGGGCGGGAGGCGTGGTGTCCTTGCCAACCGTGACGCTCGCTGCGACGAACGGTCCTCGGAAGCCGTAGATGTTAATAGATCTGACGCGAACATCGTAGACGGACTGATTTAGAACAGAGCCGATGACGTAGGACGTTCCGTCAACCACTGCGGAGAAGTAATTCGTGTCGGACGACAGCTTCCACTGAATCTCGTAGGAACGAACGAACTGATCCACTGACGCGGGCCACGACGCTGCGATAGAGCTGACGTAGGATCCGTCTGCCGCGAACTGCACTCGAGGAGTCAGCGTCAGCGACGCCGGAGCATTCGACAAGAAAGGAGACGGAAGAGTCGTGTTGTTGAGCTCGAAGTTGGACGCAGTCTCGGCTCCGAAGACCGCCGTGCTGATCTCGCGAAGCGTGACTTTCGTGTACAGAGACATATCCTCGGAAATACCGAGAGACCACGCGACGACCTCGAACCTCTTGTTCGTCCAGCCGAACCGAGCATTCGAGAACAGAATCTCGTCACCGACGGTAATCAGTAGACCGCGCAGATCGAAGTTGACTGCGATGGTGAGCTGCTCGCGCACCCTTCGGAGAGCCACCTGTCCGATGCGCTGGCACGCTGTCGGACTCGTGGTGAATCGCAGAGGCACGTCCATGACGTTGGGTCGGCCATTGTCCGCACCGAGGAATGTGTCGACTGTTCCCGTTCCGACACCCACGGCAGTCGCCACGAAGGTGGTCCCCACCGTGTTCGACGCAGCTCCGTAGAGAGTAAAGTTGGTCGATCCAAGGCTCGTGATCGTATAGCTGAGTCCAACCACCATCTCAGTCGCTAGGGTCGTATCGCGAACGAGCGGATAGTCTGTGACCTCCCACTCCGTGCTAGCTCCGGCGAACGTTCCGCGAACAGCGTTGAAGTTTTCTCTGCGAGAGTGGCGCGTCGCAGTCTGAATGCCGCCGCGAACGTCGTCCTCGTTGAAGGAAAGAGTCGCGGTTGCCGATGCTCCGGGCTTCATGCACCACAGACCGCCCGAGTACCACACCATCCCCGCCATCGCTGTCACGAGATCGCGAAGAAGCGACGCAGGTTCCTCCGAGGTCAGGAACGCGCCGTTGGTGGAGTATCGAGCTTCGGAGCTCACAGTCTGAGCGCAGACGTTGGCGGCTGCTGCGACGTGAGTGTCGCTGATGCGCGAGCCGCTCTGGTTCAGACCGTAGTCCGACGCGAAGTAGTCGCGAATGCAGAGTGCAGAGTTGCTCGAGAACTGCCAAGTTGCCGGATTTGTCTGACGATGGGTAGAGACGCCGAGGGAGGAGTCGTAGGCGGGGGAGGTAGAGTCCTTGCGAGGGTCGTACAGCTTCTTTCCGCGAACGACTGCGGACACTGCGGGAAGACCATTCGGATATGCGTCGGCATTGTACTCGAAGCGAACGTACAGATATGCCAGACCCTGGAGTCTGTGCGCCGAGGTCCACTTTCCGTCCACCAGAGCAGCGGTCTCGGAGACGAGGTCTGCGTCTGCCGTCTGAGTCGCTGTTCCGAGGTAACTCTTAATTCTCACGAGTCCCGCGTACCGCGCGGGCGCGGTAACCATGCCAGCACCGTCCAGAGTAACAGCATCCTCCCCGACGTAGATCGTCTGATACGAGTCTATCTCGTGACCTGAGAACGCCAGCACTCTGTGAAGATACTTATTGTCTGTTCCTGTTGTCGTGTCGTAGACTCGAGCTCCGCCGACCCTTGTCTCCCCGTAGATGATCTGATGGTCAAGAGCCGCGCCGCTCTGTCCATTAATCGCGAAACCCTTGTTCGACATGGACGACATATTTGGCTTCGGAGTCAGCGCATTCAGCGCAGCACCCATCGCGGTTCCGACAGCAAAGCTCGCGGCAACGGCGGCAATGCCGCTGAGTCCAAGGAACGTGAAGGCTGTTCCGGCAGCGAGGGCTGTGGCGTATGCCGTTCCAGTCGAGATCGCTGCTACGACGGCAGAAATAGCCATCAGTTCCCTCCGATGTACTTTCCGTAGACTCTCTCAGTGAGACTGAATCCGAGCCTCTCGAGGACTGCGTCGAACGGCCTGTGAGCCTTCGTGTTAATTAGTAGCACGGATACCCCGTCATCAGCAAGGCATCTTTCTGCGAACCGAATCAGACCTATTCCGGTCCGACCGCGCCTGTAATCCGGACGCAGGTAGATCACGTCGTTGACCGCGAAGACGTGGTCCATGTAGTGAATGTGAGGACGACAGAACACGATGAAGTATCCCACCAGAACCTGACCGTCCCGCGCTGTGAAGCACTTGAGGATTCCAGACTCCTCGAGCCTGACGTACCCGTCCCAGTCGGGATTGAGTCTGATGCGCTCCTTGTTCAGAGCGATCTCTTCCCAGTGATCCTCAACCAGTTTCTTCATCTCGGATGCTATGGTCGCCGTGAACTCTTGCTGGTAGCTGACTGTCAAGCTGATTTCCTCCCAAAGAAGATTTCTTTATCCTGAAGCGAGGCCACGAACTCTAGGCCCAGATCTCCCGGATAGCGAGTCTGCTGGTCCTCGTGCGTGAAGCGCCGCACCACGGGACGCTCCAGCAGGACCAGAATATTCTCGACGGAGACCATGATAGCGCAGGTGTCGCCTCTCTCGTCGATGTCCATCGTATCGATCTCGCCGGAGAACACCTCGACCATGTTCGACGGAGAGCTCACGATGCCGAAGTATATGCGACAGGCGCGACCCTGATACTGAGTCGACAGAGCCATCGAGAGATAATTGGACGGAATACCCGTGATGCCGAGCGTGGCTCCCGCAGCCTGAATGTCGCCAGTCTCCTGAATCTCCGACAGAGACAGGACGTCCCCGGCCCCGAGGTACACGTTTCCGCTGATCGTAATGTTGTAGTTTCCGGTCCAGAGTCTGAGCGTCTCCGTCGGAAAATACAGCTCGACAGCAAAGAACGGCTCCACGACAGTTGCCGCAGCGGCATCCTGCATGACTGTTGCCATTGTTCTGGGCATTATATGACCTCCACGCAGTCGAATGTGATTCCGTAGGTCGACATCGCGTCAATCTGCCAAGATGAGATGCCGCTCGACAACCTGAATAGACCGACCGTGTTCGAGATTATCACCGCCGCATTGTCTGCCGGAGCAGTTCGAATCCTCGGCCAGACGTCGATGGTGGCCTGTCCAGAACCGTTTGTCGCCACGTCTGCCAGAACCTTGAACAGTCTCGAGTTGAGGCCAGTTCCGAGCTGAATATAGTCGCCCGCCTTGAGAAAAGTCGACTGACTCAGACTTCCGCCGTCGATAATCAGCGAGGATCCAGTCTGGTTCGCGCCATTCACGAGCGGATTACTCGTGGCGGTTCCCATGACCTGCTTCCGCGCAGGGTCTCCGAGCAGGAACGTACCCGACCGCCCGCGCAGACTCATGAGGAACGCCACCCAAGGCTCCGAGAACTCCTTCTTGCTCGGAGCCACGGAGACGGAGGCCCGCCAACGCTCCCCCGGATGCTTGAAGACCTGCTGAGAGTACGTGAACGGAGACTCAGACATGGCGTCAGCGTTGTCGGCGTACATCGTGATCTGACTCATACCGATTGTAGTCGGAAGACTCAGTGGATATGTGATAGGCACATTCTTCTCCTTAGCCGAACGTCGACTTCATTGCGCCGCCGCGCTTTCGCGCATCCATTACCGCAGCGGTCGTCATCTTGGAGAGCTGCGGGATCATCTTAGTGATCTCTCTGCGAACAGTCTCTGGATCGGATCCATTGACGCTGATGTTGTTGTTCACGGTCACACCACCCACGCCCTCTGCCGAGACACCGAGCCTCCCGTTGGAGCCGCGCTTGAGCGGGAGGATGCCTTCCGGACCTGCCTCGCCCATCAGACCAGTGTTTCCGCCAGACATCGGGAACGTTGTGGGACCGTCGACCACACCACCGTCCGCATACGGCACAACAGAGCCTCCGTAGAACACGTTGCCCATCGCGTTGACCTTTACCGGAGCCCTCGCACCGCCCACGGCGGAGCCGAACGCGCTGAAGGCAGCACCGAGGATGCCGCCGCCCCCGGCCTGGAACTGTCCAACGATCTGCTGCACCACGATGACGCGATACAGTTCGGCGATGATTGCCCGAGACATGTCCTTGAAGGCATCGCCGACTGACTTCGTGCCGTCGACGATGGACATGAGAGAGTCCTCGAGCTGGTTCCCGATGAAGTCTCCGAGGCGCTTCATCTCGTCGCGCTGCTCCACGATTTTGCGGTCAGCCTCGAGCACCGCTGCGGCCTGCTGAATATAGTCCTCGGTGTACTTCTTCTCTCCGCGAGCCACGGCTACGCGAATATCGCGCTCGGACTCCGACAGACCGTAGATCTCCTTCTCGATGCGAGCACGCTCGAGCAGTTCAGCGATAGGATCCTTGTCCTTGCTCTTGCTTCCCTTCGAATCTTTCTCTGCCTCGCGACGGTCGTCAGTAATCTTCTTGATCTCAGCCTCGAGCTTCGCTTCCTCCGTCTTGGCTGCGATGAAGCTGTCGAGCTCAGTCTGAGCTCCAGCTCGAATAATCGGCTCAGCCGCTCCGAGGGCGGGGGCAAGTCTGGCTCTCTCGGTGGCGATAGCCGCTGCGAGCGCTGCGTCGGACTCCGACTGACCAGCCTGGAGGGCAGCGAGCCTCGCCTGCTTCCCGACATTGCTGAGACCGATGTTGGCGATCTGACCCTGGATTGCCGAAACGAGACCAACGATCTGCTCGAACTCGGACTTGGCGCGAGCAGCCTCGGCCGCGAAGTCATTCGCAGCGTTCGTGGCTCCCACCATCTCGTCGTAGTTGTCACGAAGAATCTGCTTGAGACCCTCCTCGATGTCCAGAGCGTCAACCTTCGCGTAGAACGCCTCGCGGGCCTGCTCCGCCCGCAGGGTCTCCACCCCGAGCGAGTCCTGTCCGTAGCGAACGATGGCTTCCTGGATTGCAGCCTCGTTCTGCACAGCCACGAGCATATCCTCTCCGGACTTGAGCTCCTTCTGGCGAATAGCCTCAGCCTCCTTAAGAGCCTCCAGGGTGCGGATGGTCTCCTGCGCGATCTCCTGCGCCTGAGTCTTGAGGTCCTCAGCAGCGTCGGCAGACCCGTTCAGCTCAGCCGTAATCTCAGCCGAAGCCATGAAGATTTGACGAAGTTGCAGAAGAAGCGCGGCCCCCGGCTTCTGAGTTCCATCCTCTCCGAGAAGAGCATTTCCTTCGGTAGCTTTTCCGATCATGTCGGAGAGCATCTGGGCAACGCCCTCTACGTCACCACTATTCGCCCGCTCAGTCAGACCGTCGATGTACCCCTGGAACACATCATACCCGATAGCGAGACCGAGCTCGCCAAAGTTCTCCTGACGCATATTCTCCTTGATTACTTCCATTGGTCTCAGACCCCGCGACATACCCGCAGTGACACCAGCCAGAGCGTTCTGAACCATGCTCGTGTCGACGAACTCGCTGCGAATCTTGCGAATAGACTCGGAGAGCTTCGCCAGAGCAGCAGCCTTGTCGAGCTCGAGAGTTGCTCGGGTGACGTCGCGAACCTTCTTCTCGAGGTCTCCGAACTTCTCGCTGAGGTTATCGTCGTCCAGCACGTTCATCGACGAGATATAGTCCCGAGCCGCCTGATCGAGCGACTGGATGCTGTCCTTCAGAGTGCCTGCACTCTCGGAAGTGAGGTAGAATACGTTCGCCACAGCCGCCGCGATTGCGACGACCGCACCGATGGTCGAGCCGATGGCTCCGAACATTCCGAGGAATTGCGGAGCCTGTTGACCGAAGGCGACCAGAGCGCTCGTTCCACCCTGAATCTGCACCGCAAAGTCTGCGACCTGATAGCCCGCGTTCTGCACGCCGCCCCGCGCCCACCGCTGCCACTGAGTATCGGCCCGGGACATTACCTCCCCGTTCTGGTTGACGATGTGACCCATCGACTCCATCTTAGCGCGGACATCGTTCATAATGTCGTTGGCTGCATCCTGCGTCAGGATCTGCCTCTCGACGGCGCGAGTCGTCGTCTTGATGGCCTGATCGTACATCTGCTGAGCTTTGATCGCCGGACTGACCTGCGCCCGCAGTCGCTCGACCTCGCCGACGAGTGCAGCGTGAGCCTGCTTGCTCCGCTCGAGTGCCTGAGTCTCCTCGCGCGTCTGCGCCGCTCGGGCGGAGGTGATGTCCTTAGCGAGCTGAGCCTCCAGGCGCTTCTCAGCCATGATGCGCTCATCAACCGTGATGATGTGCTTCATCTCGGCCTGATTCAGAACGTCGATCCCGCGCTGATACTTCTGGTTCGCTGCCTCGATCGGATCGAGGCTGGCTCTCAGCTCGTCGTAAGCGATCTGAGCGGCCTGAATCGCGCGGGTGTTCTCCGTGAGTGCGCGAGTCTGCGCCTCGAAGTCCTTGGCCCGCTGCGACTCCACCGTGTTGGACATCTTGTTGGCGAGTTCCTCCATCACGCGAGCTCTCTGCTGCTCGTTGATGATGTTCGCCTCGAGGGCTGCGTCGAGCATCTCGATGTTGCGGGAGTACTCGAGCTGAGCTCTGTTCAGCGGATTGAAAGATGCCGCGAGGTCCTGATAGGCTCTCTGCAGACCAGCGGCGGTGCTGACCAGATTCTCGTACTCTCTGAGCTCCCGCTGGATCGCCCGCTCCACAGCCTCGGCTGCGCGGATCTCCCGCTGAGCAGCCTCCTCCATGGAGCGAACAGCAGCGTCCCGAGCTCGAACGAAGCGCTCGACGGCGGCGCTGGCCTCGGCCTCACCCTCAGCTACGAGAATTACGCCGATTTCACCCAGATCCATCCTCGGACTCCTCATTCTTACTCAGGTATGCGATGTCGAGGCGCTTGACTGCATCGACCTCCCACGGGGTGAGCGACCATCCCGTCAGACGAGACCAAGACTCGATGTCTTGGTAGCTGAGAGGGTTCGGACCATTTATACCATAGGACCGTCCACGATGTATAGACAGAAAATGGTCCCAGACGTATCTTACAACGTCCGGAAACTCCGGCAGAGTGAGTTCGTGAGGCGTGACTCCTGTGACCTTCTCCTCCTGCTCAAGATGCGCCCGCAGTGGGACGCCCTCGACTTCCCTGTCGAGGGCGAACCTGCGCTCAGCATATGAGACGAGTGATCTGGTCAGCTCTTCAAAAAAGCCTGCGAGTCCTCCATCTCGACCTCGATCTGCTCGCGCATCCAGGGGAAGCGCTCAAAGATGGATCGGATGTTCTCCGGGGTGCATTCCGGGAAGACGCCGTCGAGCTGGATGTTCCAGCTGTCGACGCAGCTGACAACGAGCTCCAGACGGTCTGCGACGATCTCGGCAGCGGACAGTTTCATCTTGCCACCGCGCTCGGCGCGCTTGAGGCGAGCATTCTGCTGGTTCTGCTGAATCACGCGATAACGCTTGCTGTACTTCCCGCAGACCGTGACGGTCATGCTGGAGCCATCGTCGTTCTTGAGTTCGATATTCTCTGTGGGGTGGTACAGAGCAACGACCGCAGTCTCGCTCTTCACTTCCAGTGCGTTCAGGTCCATAGTGTAGTCTCCAGTCGGGTTGTCGGGGGTTGGAGCGGAAGGTTCCCCGACGATAACCTCCCGCTCCGGTATCCTCCGAGGAGGATCAGGCTGCGTTGGTACGAATGATCTTGAGGTTCGTACCCTCTGCGGCATTGTACTCTGCGCGGAACGGCAGAGTAATCACGCGACCCTGCGGATTGGCGACGGGAGTAGCGGCCCCGTCGTACTTCACCGAAGGGAAGACAAACTGGTGAGAGTTCGCGCCAGTGCTGTCGTCGACAGTAACGCTGATGGACGAGGAGGTCTCGTTCAGGAACTTGTCGATGAGAGCCTTGTTCTGGTAGCGAACGGTCATGGTCCCGGTAATCGTCGCGAGACCGTAGTCGACCATCGCAGAGAGCTGCGAGCCAATGACCGGAACGTTCGCGCGACCGTTGTCGATCGTGAAGTCGAGCGAGGTGACGACACCGAGAGCAGAGCCGCCCTCGAGGATTGCGCCGAACGAGTCGAAGGGCTCGTACCCAAGATCTGCGGTGGGTGCAGATCCTGCTACGGAAGTCGTCGCCTGCGTCATGTCGCGACCGATCATGTTGAACGTCGCCGCGACCATCTGGTCCGGAGCGATGCTCACGTTGAGCGAGTTCACGGTCATGCCCTTGAAGGCCCGATACTGAACGATGTCGAGGGCTTGGTCCTCGATGGTGAGGTACTTCGTGGTCGTCCCGACCTTCAGCACGTTCGAGGCCCACGTCCCCATGAGTGCAGCCTCGAGGAGCGTGTCGTAGCTGCCGCGACGAAGATCGACCTCGATCGAGCCTCCGGCGCTCTTGCTGCCGTGGCGGGAGAAGCGCGGAATGCGGTCACCCTGGATGTCGTTCGACTGAAGAACGGTCTTCGACAGATCGAGACTGTGCGTCTTGTACGGAAGTTCGATGAGCGTCGGGGTGGTCGGGGTGGTGCCGTAAACGGTCTCCACCACATATCCGAGGCGGGTTCTGGAGCCTTGTGCCGTCATGTGTTTCTCTCCTCAGTTGTAGGTGTACCAGCTTACGACGACTGGAGTACAGAAGAATGGTGTGTCCTGATAACTGAGGCCGAGCTCAGCGTAGTCGATGCGAACCGTGACGCCGTTCCTCGTGATGTCCGTCGTTGCGTCGAACCTTGCGAGGAGAGAGTCAGCGGCTTCGAGACCCGCACCCTCCCCGACGTAAGTCGGAGAGCATACGAGCAGATTGTACAGACCCTCGTAACGCTGCATCGGATTCGGTCCGCGAACGTCAGGACGACGCGAGCGCGGAATGAACTGTGCTCGAACGAAGAGAATGTTCTCGTCGGGGTCGAACTTGATGTTCGGAGTGGCTATCGGAGGCACTCCGGACATCGTCCGCAGGTGGTTCTCCAGCACAGCGCGAATATCGTTCATGATGCTCATAGCTTGCGCTCCGACACCATGTTTCGGATGAACTCGATCGTGTCGAGCCTCGCCCTGGAGTAGACAGCGTACCCGAATGACTTGCTCGATCCGTACTCGACGAACCTCGCGTGCAGAGCGTCATTCGCGATCACCGCAGCCCGAGCGTTCCCGATCTCCTCGGTCTGCGCGAGCATACGAGACATCGCTGCGTCAGCGTGAGCGTCCTTGGGCTGGTTCCTCGGCTTGCGGTGCGACGACTCAGTCGCCTGAGCTCCGGAGCGACCCTGCCGAACGTTGTGCGAGTCGAGATATGTTCCGGTGTCGACTGGACTGTAGTCCACCACGCGCCCGACCATGAAGCGAACAGCTTCTCTGTGGAGCTCACCGACGGCAGAGTCCATCGCCTCCAGCGCCCGAGCGGGGCTGGTCCTACGATCGATAACTCTGATACGCGTCTTGAGCATGTAGATAGTCTCCTTGCGCCATCATACACTCTGTCGGCGCAGATAGCAAGTCATCCTTGCAGTGTGCAGACATACAGAAGACCACCGTCAGTTCCGACGAATGTCTCATGAATCTTGGTGATCTTCATATTGTCACCCACCCCGACGATCACGTCGCTGGTCTCGACACTAACGGTACAGTCACCGACTGTGACGTAGGCTCGTCTAGACTGCGTCGTCGTGAGTCCAGACTGCTCGGAGTAGTCGTCGCGAGTGAACGCAACGCGAGCCTGATGGTCCGCGGTCGTGACGGTGCGAATGCCAGTGTCGACATCGTAGGATCCGGTGGACATCTTGCGAAGAGTGACGCACTGTCCGAAGTCTCGGATGAGGCTCCTCGCGCTTTTCGCGAGCTCAGTACGAGCGCTTGTCATCTCGGGTCCCCACGAGAATCTCGTCTACTGTGAACATCGAGGGAACACGATCAGGATCTTCCTCGACGGACTGAATCTCGGACAGAGACAGACCACCAGCGTCAGGCATCCCGAGACCAGTCGATCCGTACTTCTTGGACTGCTTCTCCATCTCTGTGGAGAGATCGTGATAGTGCTTCTGGCGCTGCGAGTACTTCGCCGAGATGCCAGTCTGGTCCACCGCCGTGTCCACGAGCCGACCGTAGCGTGCTGCGATTGAGCGAGCAGTGATGGCGGCAGCGGCGTAGACATCGTCTCCCGCTTGTGTCAGAGCGAAGGTAATCTCCTCATTCTGAACCTGAGGATCGTCCTTATCCACGTCGCCGACGAGGTGGCGTACAGCGTCCAGCCGCGACGACGCTGATGTCGTTCCAGGTCTTCCGCTGTACGTCCACGACATGATTAGACCTCACCTGCTCGATGGGCTACGATCGCCTCGCGCTGAGCGATCTTGGTTGTCTTGATGGGAGCGCCCTCCGCACGGGCGATACCCTGAAGTTCGGCCAGACTGTCGACGGCATTGACGTCAGCGGTCAGAACCTCCTTGGCCGGAGGTGCGGGGGGAGGCGTCGGTTCGACGGTCTGTTCGTCGATGTGGCCGACGTGATTGGCCTCGAACATCTGCGCGACGCGACGCTGAGCGATCGACATGCGCTTCCAGTCGAAGGGGTCCCCCTGCGAGAAGGAGCGACCCGCCGCGACAAAGTCGCGGCGAGCCACCAGAGGCTTCTTGGGATCGAAGGTTCGTTCGACGAGGCGTCTGGTCATTCGTCAGTACTCCTTCGATCAGGCGACGATCGTGTCCCAGAAGAAACCGAGGTCGCCAGCGACCAGCTTGTGATCGAAGGCCATGCCGCCCTCGATACGATCGGCCTCTTTCAGGTCCATCGGGATGCGCTTCATCGCGATACCGAACTCGTTGCCCTGATTCAGATAGCCGGTCCACGAGAACGTGTAGCCAGCCGACGGAGACATCAGCGACGGGGTCGGAGCGGCATAGGTCAGAAGAGCCTTCTTGCCACCGATGAAGGAGTGGGCGTTCGTGATGCCGTCGGCAGCGGTGTTCTGGATCGCGTTGGAGACGACGACTTCGTCGACCTCGAACAGAGTCGCCAGAGCCTGACGCGACACGCGAGCCGGATTGTTGTTGCCAACGCCGCCCGAGTACTTGACGCGGTCGACAATATCCGGGTGATCACACAGAGCGTCGTACACGCGACGGCCGACGACGAACTTGTTCGCCTCGAAGCCCGTCGATTCCATGATGGCGCTCTTCGCGTCACGCACGTCGCCGATGGGATCGCCGTTGGTGTAGTCCGACCACTGGATGACCTGATTGGTCGAGGGCGAGGATGCAACGCCGTCGTAGTCGAAGGTCCAGACGCCGCCAGCGAAGTACTTCGACATCCAGTCGACTTCCTTGCGGATCAGCAGCTTCTGCATCACGTACTCGGACGCGGCCTGCGTCAGATTCAGCACTGCATCGGCGTTGACCATCGTCTGCCACGGAACGTCGTGGTGGAACGACGTGACCGGAGCGTAATAGGTCGGCGTGTTGTCCAGGTTGAAGCCAGCGCCTGCCGACTCAGCGCCCGGAGCGCGAACGCGAGCCTCGTCGCGGTTGAAGTCACCGCGATCGAAGGTGTAGTAGCGATCGGACTGCTTGGACACGGGAACGTTCGGGAAAACCCGTCCGGCCACGAAGTTGTTCCGATTCTGAAGATATGCGATGCTGATGTTGGTCAGCACGGCATCGACGTGAACCTGCATATTGGTGGGGGTCGTCATCTCTTTGTCTCCTGTTCAGGTCGATGCGATTACGCCGAAGCGCCGCGAGGATGGAACAGCATAGCGATGATCGCACCGTTGGCACCAGTCTCCAGCGCAGTGCCGAGAATGATGTTGCCCGTGGCGGCGTTCACAGCCTTGCCAGCACTGTCAGACGCGACGGGACCGCCGCGAGTCACGACGCCGCCGCACTTGACGCGGACGATGCCGCCGATCGCAACTTCCGCAGCGCGGCCAGCAGCGTTCGGATCGTTCTGAAGGATCCCGTCGGCGGAAAGGCCAGCGCCGAGCACTGCCACCTGACCGCTCGAGTTCACCTCAACGAAGCAGTACTGCGACGCCGACAGGTCTCCACTGGCCGGGATCGTCACAGCTTGTTTGTTGTCTTCGAAAGCCATCTGTCTTTCTCCTCAGGCTCAGTTGCGTTTCATCGTCTCAGCCGCGAGCTTGCGACCTTCGGCGGATTTGATCACCTCGGCGTATGCGGTGTGATAGGTCACACCCTTCTCCGCAGCGTAGTCTCCGGCCATCTTCTCGAGCTTGGCGGAGGGGGTCGAGTCGTCGACGAAGTCCGACCCGCGCTCTTCGAAGCTCTTCTTGACAGCCGCGTCGGCGGACTTCAGCGACTTGAGGATGGCATCGCGCACTGCCGCGTCGGAGACACCTTCCACCGCCTTCAGCAGAGCAGCCTTCTCGTCATCGGTGCCGACCATGTTCGGCATGTGCTCGACGGCACGCTTCTTCAGGTCGACGAGCTGAGCAGCCTTGCGGAGATCGTCAGCTTCCTTTGCGGACTTCTCGAGCTGAGCGAGAACCGGAGCAGGAATGGTCGACTTGGCGATCTTCTCGCCGGAGATCTCGATGAACTCCTCCTCGGTCTGAGCGGACTTCGAGATAACCATCTCGCCATCCATCTCTTCCATCGACATGCCAGCCTTCTCCATGGCGGACATCATCTTCTTGTACTTGGACTCGTAGTCCATGTTCGCCTTCTCGAGTCCGGAGACCTGAGTCTCGAGCTCCTCGAGCTTCTTCGCGAGTTCCTCGGGATTCATACGATCCCCTCCTTTCGTTGCATCAGCTCTCTTCCACAGCACGACGGTCGATCCCTTGTTCGCCGGATCGCTCACGTGACTGATCTCGTTCAAGACCAGATTCTTGATGACATTCCGCTTACTCTGCGGCATGGCGCTCACCTCTTCCACCGATGGAGAATGCCGGAAGATCCCCCGACTTTACCCCGCTCCAGGTCGCATCGTCGAGGACCTTGAAGCCAGCGATGAGACCCTCGCGATCAGTCGTGATCCCGAGAGCGTCGGCCAGAGATTTCGAGAGCGGGAGCAGGGCGATAACCTCGCTCGTCTGCTTCCCGAAGTGCTCGGTCTTGCCGACCCGATAGTTCCGCATGAAGTCGACCGAAGCCTTGGTCAACTCCTCCATCGGGATGTGATCGCCGTGAACGTCGTAGACAGGCAAGCCTGCCTCAGTCGCGACGGAGACCCAACCCCACACGATCCGCTGCTCGTCGTCTGCCTTGATGATACTGACAGAGGAGCTGATGTTGTTCGACTTTTCCATCACAGCACCGAGGATAGCACGGATTGCAGCGTCAAGCAAGTCCCCATTTGACTCATCCTCGCTCTCAGTTTCGTCCTCGTCCTCACTCTCGGGCCACAGGGACTCGACGTAGTCCTCCTCGTCCTCGCCCGGACGGTAGTAGAGCTGACCGTCGACGATGACGTAGTGAATGTCGCCGTGCAGACCGAGATCGACGGACCGCGCCATCGCCCCGAGCATGTCGGTGAACAGGTCGTCGGTCACCTGACGCTTCTCCACTCGCTCGGAGATACTCTTGGCCCAATCGACGCCCGTGGTGCCGCCCCACAGCAGCCACGCCACGTGACCAGCGTCCTTCCACGGCTCGCTCTTGTACTCAGGAGCGACCTCCGAGTTCTTGCGATGACGATTGAACTGAGCCATGCGCTTCACGGTGTCCAGACTGAGCTTCTCCCCGCTCGACAGCTGATTGGCGCGAGTCCAGCCGACCTGAGTGCCGCCCTTGACTGCGTCACCGTGCTCCTTCTTCCACTCGATCGCCCTCCGAGCGTTGTTCCGAGCCGACTCAGGCGGGAGGTAGCCCTCCGCCTTCCTGACCTTGCGGCGGCGAGAGCGCCAGTCGGTGGAGGGAACGTGAACTGCGTCGGTGGTCGGGTCGCTCTTCTCCACGACCTTGTCGGACCAGTTCGGGTCGATGGGTCGGTAGGTCAGAGGACCGAGAACGATGTCTCCGTCGAAGGGCTCGATCGAGTTGACGTCGAAGTCCGGACCCGCCGAGTACGTCAGCGAGATGTGAGGCTGATATCCGTCCCAGCTCCAGGATGCACCAATGCGACGATGATCGAGCCACTCCTGCGTCAGATCAAGCGAGTCGAGCTTGAGGACCAGAGCATTCTTCTCGGAGCCGAACAGATCGAGGGTCCGCTTGCCGCCGCGAATGATGCGCCTGTCCGCCCACATGCCGACAGGATCCGACAGCATCGGGTCAGGTGCAGACATGAACGGAGTCTTCGAGTAGACGACCGTGACGTGCATGTCGTCCGGCAGAAGGGTCTTCTCGAGACCGCTCGACTGCGCCCACGCAACGATCTCCTCGGCGTTCAGGACCGGACGGAATCCGTACAGAGGAACGGCACCGCT